ACCAAATTTACCTACACGCAACCTACACAACCTGCACGCTGCCACACGGCACAAGCATGGGAGGAAGATATTACGGCATAGGGGAGCAGAAAAGTCTGTTGCTCCGACTGATTTTTCTAAGTCCCTATGGCGTAAAAACCACCGCATACTGAATCCGGCAAAACGAAATGTGCTCGATTTGAAAAACGAAACGTGCAAAAATCGGGAAAAACGAAACGTTCTAAAAATTTCGCACACACGACACTTTAAAACAACAAAAAAGCAGTCCAAAATGGGCTGCTTTTATAGTTTTTGAACGGTAAACAAACAGCGTTCAAATGAGGCTCAAATTATGCGGCATTAGACTTCACGAGCATCATATCTTTATAACCAGCATCAAAGTTCACATGCGCATTGAACTCGAAACGCTTACAACCTTCAAACGGATTGCCGAGCGTTTTGTTCTTGCCTAACCATTCACAAAGTTCAATGACAGATGACTTATCAGATGTGAAATAAACAAAAGGCTTTCCTTTGAGCACATTCAATACATCGAGATAGTCAGACAAATGCCAGTACATTTTGTATGTTCCAACCTCTGTGGACAAATAAGGAGGGTCAACTATAAACACCACATTCGGCTCGTCTTTATATTTTTCGTATAGTTCACGATAGTCGCACGATTCAATCGTCAAGCCTTCCAGATAGTCCTCACTTGTCGGATAGTCGTTCTTTCGGATATTGTTGTACAATGTCTGCTTCTCCATATCCTCGATGCTCAGTTCGTATTTCATCGAGAACATCACCGATGCCGAGATGGTTATAAAATCAATATAGCCCACCGTCTGCTCTTCATGCTTCAAGCGTTCAAACATCTTCTCACGCATCACACCATCTATCCGCTTGTGCTTTGGCGTATTACCTACAATCGCTCGCAAATCAGCGAGCAGCGCATTTGTCTGAGGTATATGTGCCAATCGCTCGCGGTAGTTGTCGTAGTCGTTATATACCACAGTTGCCTCTGGACGCAAATGCTTCGTTATATGGGACAGCAAACCGCTGCCACCGAACAAATCCACAAACACTGTTTTGTCGTTGAACTGGGGCAGAATCTTGATATACTCCTTTGCAAACATGCGCTTCTGTCCGACAAAAGGCAGAGGTGCTGCCATGTGCATTTTCCCTCTCATACGTTCAGTTCAAATTTTATATTATCCTCACCAGCGAGAAGTCGTTCAGTGGGCTTTATGTTGTTTTCATAGATGTGTACATTCGCCAGGTTCAGCGTGATAGACTTTAGTGGCAAGTCTATCTGTCGAGCCATCAGATAAAGGTGGTAAATGTCTGAAGGCAGTCCGAGGTTTGCATCGGAGCTGCGCTGATATGCCGACACAACCAATGCATCGTCCTCTATTTGAAACTGCACAAGGCTCAGGCACGGTGCCTGGTTGCTCTCTGCATCCGTTGCTCCGAGAAACAATACATAGTTTTTGCTGTTGCGTTTCTCCTTGTTGATGCGCTCAATAAGTGGTGGCAGTTTCTCCATGTAGGTCGGGTAACTGTTTACCAATGTCTGGCCGCAGTAGTCCCACCATGCTATGCCTGCCTCACGGTATCGATCCACATTGCGCTCTCCTTGCATAAACAGTTTCAGCTCTTCTTTCAGTTTCTTCCTTGCTATGCCGTGGCTCTCAAATATGTCGAGCAGGTCAGCCGGTGTGAGCGTCAGCTGCTCGTTGAGCAAGTATTTTATCTTGCCTTTTTTGTTCTGTTGGGTCTTGCCTTCAGCAAGCACCTTCCCCAATAATAAATAGTATTTGTTCATCGTATTTTACTTTCGATACGGCAAAGTTACCACGCTTCCGCATCAAAAAGTAACACCACAAGCAAATCACACTGCAAGCCTTTTGCAGCACGTTTTCAAAAGCCTTGCGCTTTACTTCACCCGAGCACCTGAGCGCTACACTCTCGACCATATCGCTTGATGAGCGTGTACACCTTACGCTCGCTCACATGATAGCGATCTGCAAGTGTCGCCACAATGTATGAGACCTTTTCGCCACCACCGAGCATCACGCGATAGTCGTTGTACAAGTCTATATATTCCACATCTTCGATGCGTATCCCTGCCTGTTGTAGCCTTTTTAACGGCTCGCGGTTAAAATTCAATATCTCAAATACTTTCATTTTCAACTAATTTATGTACCTTTGTATTGCCAATCATTTATAACAACAAAAGAACCAGTACGGTGCAGCAGGAGGCATAGGCCCCCGGTTGCGCATCGTACTGGTGTGTTGTTAATAAATGATTGGCGTCTATATTAACAGGCCGGGGGCTTTTTTACATCCTCCCCCGAAGGGATTTTTTAAGCGTTGTACTTGCTCAAATCTATTGCATCTTTATTCTTCCAGCCATTTTCCAGCATCTCTTGTATATGCTTAACGGCTTTCGTGTAGAAATCTGCAAGTTCATCAAACGTTTCAAACGTATGGTACACTGGACTTTCATCAGTGCCGAACTTAAATGTCACTGGTAGCGTTTTTCCGTCCGTCTGGAAGGCCAAATCGTATGCAGCCTTATAGTTATACTGGTTCTCTTGCGAGAGCCACACGGGGACTCCTTCATAGCTGAAGCCCGATAATATTGCTGCATCCGTTTGTTGGTTGTACCATTTACGAGGTCTTTCATTGACTATATCTGCAGACGCCGTTCTTTACCGTATTCACAGATTAGCGCTCATGGTAGACACCGAGTCTGAACGTTCCGTCCTTCAGCCTTGCCGTCAGTTCCGCTATCACCTCGTCACGGTGCTCCAGCAGATAGCGACCTTGCCTGTACGTCTTTCGCTTCTTGCCCCGTAACACAGCATCAAACCACCAGGCTCCCGCGAAATTTCTATTTTTTTTTCGACAGGCTAACGCCGGTGATGCAGCGTCCTTCGTTTTGTCGCTTCGCTCCCGCTTTTCGCGCTTCGCATTACGCAACCTTACTCAACGCCATATACGCTGCCAAGTTCTGCGCCCTCAAAAATATCACGAATCACCAAATTATAGACCCAACTTCTGCTTGATTTGATTAAGAAGACGTTTATCGGCAATGGTCATAATGCAAGGAGTATCATCTAAAGCTTCGGATATATATTCACCAACAGCACCCTCACGAACCTCATAGTATTTATCGCTTGTGTCGCATAAGTACTTGCCGACAAGAGTGTCGGCGGAACCATGCAGCCAATAATCAAGACGATACCGCACAAACTTGGTTGCTTCGATGGGTAAGCCAAACCACACACATTGTTTGTTTGGATTATTTTCATCGTACCCGGCCGAAATATACACGCCAAAAGAAGCACCTGGGGTATAATCACGTTCTTCAGCATTCCGATAAATATCAGCAGCAATTTTGGTGGTACCAACAGCTCCTGGAACACTAATTACATTACTCTTGCCAACATAACCTTCCACGTCATTTGCACGTTGTCGAGCATTGAAATCAGCAAACGCACCCTGTAGTTGAGTCTTATCTTCCGAACTCATGAAACCATTACGCCCATTCGTAGCCAAAGGTCTGCACTGCTCCAAGTCATATATACGCTTAGCCTGTTCCGTAATGCTACTACCGAAGGACTCTATCGTACCATCAATCCCATCCAAGCGCGAGGTATTTGAATGAATATTCTGCATATTACTGGCAATATCTTCGCGATTAGCAACAATTTGCCTAGCATGCGTTGGCGTAAAGTCCATCAGTGCGTTCCACCCACCTACCTCAAACTGTGCTGTACCTGCTTTGCGTGCAATATCGCGATATTGGAGCGACGTGCCAAGCCTAAGCCACTGTCTATAAGAATCCTGACCAATACGCACCTGCATTACCACCCCCGACATCACCGTACCCACATCGTACACCATAAATGGGCAGGTAGCATAATTCCTCAGCTCTTTAACTGCTGCCGACTCGCCTCCTGACGAAACTGAATACCAACCTAAATTCTTAACACCAATAAGTTCATCGAGCCGTTTCTTGTCGCCAGCCGTCATCACACCAGCCTTGGCAGTAGTAGCTTTCGTGAGCGTAAGCACTTTGTTCCCACTGTCATCAAAGCGCGTGTAGTTCACCTTTACCTCGTCCAACGTACTTAGCCCTTCTGTCAAAGTATGATTATTCAGTCGTGCAAACACGTAAGGGTTCATCAGCCCCCATTTATCATTCGACACACGCCCCGTCAGCATAACTTGGCTATAATCCTGTGCAACGGTATCATTATTAGCTCCCCACTTCTTAAACCGCAAAAACAAATTACCGTCTGTATGCACATAAGTCCACATTTTACTGCTCAGCACACAACGCGTCTCATCTGATGCCGATGAGTACACATAGTGCTTACTTGTTCCTTCCACGCCATCTTGGGCTATAGCGCCATATCTCCCCCAGCTATTCCATTTACCATTATTATAGTATCGCACAAATATAGCGTGTTGCCCAATGCTATTGATAGAAGCTACACCACTGCCATCTGATTTCATTGTCAGCGAACCATATATAGTCTGCATAAGCACATTATCGCCCACGTTGAGGTTGGCAAACGTGACCAAAAGCGGAATGCCCCAGCATTTCACACGGTGTAGCCCTTGTGCCGTTTTAGCATCAAAAGCGTCAAGTTCTTGATTGAGCGCATCGATAGTTGTAACATTCTCGTGCGTGATAAGCCACGTACCAAGTTCCTTCGTAGTCTTATCAACCACCACCAAATCATCTTCTTTATCATTCCACACATAGAGACACGTACCACATACATACACTTTATCCTTACGTGGAGTTTTACGACCATCATCAAGGTACATTGAAGCAGCATTTACATCATTGCCTATAGCCCAATTATTATAGTACCGATCGCCTTTCTTGGCACAAAAACGCTTATTCGTTTTATCGTAATAAATGCCATCAACCGACGTTACTGACATAAGCTCTACCACAACACCTTCAACAAAACCATCAAAGCGAGCGGTAGCACCATTCATTGCCCGCTTCACACGATCTTCGTAGTCCGACATTATAGCCACTACCGAATAAGCCTTCTTTGCCGATGCATCAGCCTTCTTTGCCGATGCGTCAGCCTTCTTTGCCGATGCGTCAGCCACTGCCGCCGAGTTCCTGGCCACAGCAGCCGCCTCCTCCGCAGGCTTTGACAGCAGTTTCAGCGGAGCGCCTACCACCTTCTCACCCCTCATAGCTGGCAGGCTCACCACCCCCTCCAGCGTGTCCACCGTTTCCAGTTCGTCCACACTCTGGCTCTCAGTTTTTATCTGGTTCACCACATTCTGCACCAGTTCCTTTTTTTCTTCTTCTGTCAATGCCATAGGTCATTCTGTTTTGTTGTTATTATCTATTTGTTCGTTCAATCCATCAATAAAGCCAGGCACACACAGTTGTTCTGCAACCATACGCACCAACCGCACCTCCTCATCAGTATATTCCGACTCCCCACAACTGTTGTATATCCTCAATGCAAGAGCATGCGCCTTGATTCCATTCACATTGTTGTACAACATGTCCGCAAAAGACTCGCGTACATCCATCAGCCGTACCGACTTATGATTTACCGTCATGTAAACTTTGAAATGCTTAAAATCTATCTTCATATTATGATACATTGGTTATTATTCCGTTCTCTACCGTCACATTCTTATCCTTGAATGTTCCCGACCACCCATTCTGCGGCAGTATTCTAGCCGCCTGAATAGACCCCTTCTTCACAAGTATATTCGCAGCGTTCACAATTACGTCCCCGTCAAAATACCCAGCACACTTTACATCCAGGTCAGGAAAAGTTGGAGTAGCCCTGCAACTGCCATAAATACCGCTGCCCCCCATGGGGGCAAGTCCCGCAATCGCATTGCTGAACATATTCGCCTTTATATACACACACGATTCGCCATGCGAGGTATCATATCCAAGCCTGATCTCCGCTTGGCCGTCACCCCATTTCAGGCAACTATTCTCAATTTCAAAGCCCCCCACTTTACCACCATTATCAACGTACACCTTACCATATATTGTCGCATTCTTCGTTACAATACTGCCGTCCTCCAATATCATAAAGTTCTTGTTAGCAGTCACAAGCCCCTCCAGCTGTATGTTTGATGCCTTTATCTTCACACCGTCCTGACCGGCACCGACAAAGGATTTCAAATTACCATCACCATCAATAGCATACATACCAGTCAACTTCGAGGTCGTGACAAGCCCCGTCTCCTCAAGCATATTCTCATCCTTGTCAAACACAGCTGCCGATATTTTCACCAATCGCTCACTCTGCTCGAACAGCGTTTTGTACTTATACGTCAAAGCATCAACCTTGTCCGTGCTCAGCACAAGCATATACAGATAGATGTCGCCGTCAAACGACAACTTAAAGTCCCCGGTGCCATTCCACAGTCCGCTGCACGTATATTGCACATAACCATCAGTCACGCCAAGCGCCTCCCTCACCTCCATACTGGCAAAGTCCGCGAACCCCACCTTCTCAACACCTTCAAAGCCCACCTTCAGCGTACCTGCCTTTGCGCAGCGATAAAAAAAGCTCAGATACACAGGCAAGGCCTCCTTCTTCCCGTCACTGTTTGCCGGAAAGGTCGGCACAAAGCGCAGGTTGCCATGCTTCTGCAGTATGTATTTGTTCTTGATCCGTACAACGGTGCGCCCCATGTCAGTCACCACGCTTGCCCCGTCACCCTTCTTGCTCAGTGCCCCACCGTTAGCCCACACCCATTTGTTGCCAACGAGAAAGAACACCGTCTCATCCACCGAGTCCCACTTCGCCAGCCCCGATGCAAACGTCGGGTTATTAAGGTAGCTCTTATCACTCACAATATCGTTCCTCACACCGTCAATCGCACTCTGCACCTTACCCTCCGTTATCCCAAACCGAGTCTTCACGTCCTCGCCAGTCTCCAGCACGAAAGTTCCCTTCAAAAAGGCATTGTCCGCATATAGTCCGTTTCCCTTTGGCTGGCGGTCTGCCGGAAACTTGTCGTCCTTGATGCCGTCCAGGTTACCGAACCTCGCACGCAGAGCACCCTCAAAGGTCTTGCCACTCACGCCGTCCATCACGTCCACTCTCGGCTGGCCGTCCTCGGTGGCCGATATGAGCACCATATTTTGGCGGTCCGTGTTTGCCGTGTTACCCATCAGCACACACTCGTCGCCCTCCTTCGGTTCCACACCCTCAAACTCCTCCTTCGCCACCACGATACCGGCCTCCGTCACATCGGCCACCTCCACCCAGTAGCTCCGCATATCCTTGCCCGTAAACGTCTGGCAGCGCACCAGGTCGTGCTGTACAAACATATTCTCCTGCTCGAAGGTGATAAGATAGCGCTCGCCCGATTTCTCCACGGTCTTGATGCGTCCGTTAGCCGCGCTCACGCATATCAGGCCGCCCACACTCCTCACCTTCTCAATGAGCAGCTCCATCACGGCCATCGTCTGCCTCACCGTCAGTTTGTCCACCGTCAGGTAGGTGCGTCCGTCCTCACCTTTCCACAACTGGAACCCTGCGCCCAGCAGTCCGTCCACAAACTGCCCAGCGCTCCTTATGCTGTCCGAGGTCACAGAGTCAAAGGTTACTCCATCAGTCTTTCTCACTGGCTGATTTAGATAGTCGTCAAACTCACGATAATCCCACTTGTCTGCATTGGCAGCATTGTCTGCCTCCTTGGCATGGTCTGCTTCCAGGGCGTGTTTCGCTTCATCTGCGTTCACAGCATGATCGCTGTCCGTGGCATGGACTGCCTCCTTCGCCACCTCTGCCAGGTCTGCCTTGGCCGCGTGCGCAGCCTCCTTCACAGCCATGCCGCCATAAGCAGTGCCACCCGTCCGCAGGGCCGACGTGCTGCCCTCGTTTTTTGGTTTCTTTATTACCTTGATGTCTATCATTGCTCAATTTCCTTTAGTGTCATTTCTGCATATCCTTCCTCAAGATTGCGACTGATGCCCTGCACGAAGAAGGTCTTATCCATCATGGGGTGGCGATAGTGAGCGAACAAACTCACAATGCCACCATCTGTATCCGTCAATTTCTGCGTCATAACCACCCTTGGCGCATGCCACTCTTTGTAGTAGTAGTCCACATACAGCTGCTCAGGCTTAGCGCTCATACCCCTCGCATAGTCATACACCGCCAACAGCCCCTCGCCAGTCAACGTGTTCAATGGGGTGCTCATCTTCACGCTGTCCGTCACGTCCAGCGCCTGGCACTCCGCAGCTGTCAGCCCCGAGTTTATCTTCATTTCGATGTCGTCCTTCACGTTCACAAAGCTCTCCTTTGTGTCGCTCATATACACCAAGTCATTATCACCCGTGTTGTTCACCAGCCCGTTGTCGCTATATATCTTCACCTCAAACTGCTCCACCATGATGCTGCTCACGTGTGCCAGCAGTGGTATCGTTGTACTGTTCCATTTCGTATGCCTGAACCACGTCTTGTGCCGTTTCGTCACCACGTCCCACAATGCGTTCACTGGTCCCAGAATCATAAACTTAACCCTGCCACTCACTTTATCTGTCTTCTTGATTGGTATCGCTATCCCCTCCGCATCAATGCCGAGCTCATAGTTCACGTTATTCTGCAGGTCAAACTTTGTGCCAACTATCTTATCACCAATCTTCGGGTCAAACCCTATCGTAAAGCACTGCTCATAGTATTCGTCCTCGTCCTTACACTCTGCCAGCGTCTTATACTTACGCCACTCAAAGTCCGTCACCTGTCCAGCAGTGCCTTTCTCCACCACACACTTATCACCTATTATCAGCATACATGCCAGCACACCCACCTTCGATATGTGGTCGCCGTGGTCCCCAATGGCACTATACTTGAACTCATACAACTGAGGCCCGGTATCCGTAAACGGCACAAAGCCACGCACTGTCTCCGTGTCCCACACCGCTTTCTCATTCGGCGCAGCAGCCTTCCACCACTGCTGCGTATAGTATCGCCCACCTTTATCTCTGCTCGGCACCAACATGCTAATCCATTTATCTATACCTCCCCCACCGTCATAGCTGTATATAGCCTGGTAAGTATCACTCAAAGCCATCACAGGGTTCAGCACCAGCTTCCCGCTCAGCACAATGTAGTTCGTCGTGCCCTCGTCTGTAGGCGAAAACACACCACCCGTCATGCTGCCGTTATACACAGCCCTCGGCATGCCTGCCTTTAGCGAGTCAGCATTCGGATAGGTGGTTGCCTCCTTGTCGTCACAGTTGCCGTTCACACTCACCACCAGGTAGTTCGTCATTTCCACTTTCGGTATCGTGGAGTTGTCCTTTGCGTCCGTCTTCTTCTCCACCTTGCCCAGTGCCATGATGGCAGCACCCTGGTTCTTCGCCAACCAGTTCGGCAGCGCATGTTGGTTTCGCCCCTCACTACAGTATTCCTCCATCAGGTTACCACTCCCGCTCTTTGGGAACAGCCATTGGCTGTTGTTCTTCATCTGCACATACCAGTCTGTCACGCAGCCACCATCAAAGCTTGTCTCCCGTCCGTGAGTCATAGCAACAAAGGCATCAATCGACTTATTCAAGTTTGTAGCGTCACAGCTGTATTCCGTCATGTACTTCTGCTTGTTACAGTAAGGGCTTTTCAGCAAATCATTATCCAGCGGACTCTCTATCACACTCTCCATACGCTCCACCTTGGCAGTCAGCATAATTTTATTGTACACCTCGCCCACGCTTATCGTCGTATCCGTGTCTGTCACCAAACCAGTCACAATGTCCGTTGTCTGCCGGGCCGTCGTCACGCTCGCGTCAGTCAGCAAATCGCGCCAGCAGATGCGTTCGTCGTCCTTCACGCTCTCCCATGAGAACAGATAAAACGTGAACCCATCCTGCACAATGTGGAGGTTCAGGTACTTCAGCATCTCCTCCAACACCTCGTCCTGCTGCCACACGTCATCCTCCTCTTCACCCAGAAAAAGCAACTCGCTCACCGTCAGCTGCCCGAATATCGCATACCGGTTACCAACCACACTATCCACAGCCTTACTCCCATCGTACAGGTAGCGCATCACATTACCACCCACAATGTCAAGCGCAGCAGTCACACCACACAATATCTCCTTCACCATCGCCAAGAATGTGCGCTGTTCTGCCTCCGCCTTTACCACATCGTACAGCACACCGAGCGAACCCACATCACGATATTTAGCATACTGCAATGCCGTCAGCGCATCGATGCAGCTCAACTCTATCTCGTCAAACTCCTCGTTGTACCCCTGCGAATAGCTCTGCGGTTCAATAAATCCGGCAAAGAGACATTTCCCCTCACGGTAGATGTTCACCACAGCGTCACGGCATGAGGCACAAAAAAAGTCAGGCACAAAGTTCCGTGCCAGGAGGCGTACAGTAGCCTGTTGGCACAGCAAGTGGTCAAACGTATCGTTCACCTGGCTCGTCAGTTCCACAGGGTCATCTGTAAACGTCAAGTCACCCTCCTTCTTCTCACCAATGACGATTTCCTTTGTCCTGTCACCACCAGTCAGTATATGCACCTCAATGCGCTCTTCCTTTTGGTTGTAAAAATGTCCGTGCAGATACATGCTCCTTATATTTTGATGTTCGTTCCTTTTCTGTTTATTCTCGTCTCGTTGGCAAGCACCGCCACAAGGTCCCTGCCTTTCACTTTCAGCTCGTACACGCCGCCACCGCCACCACCATTATTACCAATAAGCGACTTCAGCTTATTCAGCGGTGCTATCACCTCCGGGTTGCTCTTCGCGCCAGCATACTCACCCATCAGCGCCAGGGTCGGCCCATACACAATACCACCATTCGCAAATGGCGTCACGGCAACCGAGCCTACAAGCCCCTGCATCATGCCTATAAAGCCAGCAGCAATACCAGCACCAGCAAACGGAATGTAAGCATGTGCAGCCATAAATTCCGAGGCTGCAAGCTCGCGGTACGCCATCGCCTCTGCCTTTACGGCCGTCATCGTAGCTGCCGATGCCGCCACCTCCTCAGGCGCAGCCGCCGCCTTGGCAGTAGCGGCAGCCGTAGCTGCCACTCCGCTTGCAGCGGTCACAGTGTTGGAGGCACCAGTCGCGCCGGTCAAGGCCTGAATAATTGAGATGATGCCATTGATGCCCTCATATATCTGAATGGCAGCATCAACAACACCTGTAATCGTGGACCATGCATCACGGTTGCCTTGCAACGCATCGGTGAGCGAGTTGATACCGCTACCCACGCTCTTGACCGTGCTCCACGACTTACCAAACGTGACATCGCTTTTGCGGATGCACTTCTCGTAATCCTCGTAACTGCCGATAAGCTTCTGTATGGAGGCTCGCTGCGACTCGTCCATAGGACTTTTCGTGTCAGCCAACATATCCTTGAGTTCCTTGATGCGTTTCTTCACACCATCAAGCCCAATGGCTTTCAGTTCGAGGGTCAGCGTCTTGCCCTCCATACTGTCGAGCTTCGCCACCTCTTCCTCCATTTCGGGAATGCGCGTGAGCTGCTTCATGGTATCACGTTTCTTCTCCAGTTCCAGCACCGTGCGCTGTATGTCGTCAATCTCCGATGCGCTGGCGTTCTTCTGCTTGGTCTGATAGTAGCTGATGGCATCATCCAGCGAGCGGATGGTGTTCAGTCGGGAGATGTCCTCCGGCTTCTTCAGTTCATCAAGAGTATCGTCCCATTTCTTCTTCAGGTCGTTAAGGGCATTTATCTGCTTCTGTATCTCGATGCGCTCTGTCTCTGTAGCGGTATTCAGCAAGTCTGTATAATACTGCAACTCTTTTTCAAGCTGGCGGTATGTCTGTATCTTGTCTAAACCGACATCAACATGCGAACTGCGTTCAAACGCCGTTTTAAGGTCATTCAAACGCTGTATTTCAGCATCGATTACTGCAAGTCCCTCGGCAGAGGCATTCTCCCTCAATCCCTGTTGATAGGCAATTTCTGCATCGATGTCCTTCAAGCTATTCAGTTCAGTGGGACGGCTTGCTGCCTCCTGCAACTGCGTTATCGCGTCCTGCTGCTTTTGCAAGGCTGCGATTTTCTTTGCATAGAGCGCAATGGTCTTGGTGTCCGTTCCGTTAGCAGTTTCCAGTTTGTTCTGGTAGTACTGAATGTTGTTGCCAAGTTCCTTGTAACTCGTGGCATTGGCGATAAGGCGCTTGCCACTATATTTGTCTTTGTTCTTATTTTTGTCCTTGTTTTTGTCGCTGTCAGTTACAGGGGCGTTCTGTTTCTTATTCTTCTTCAAGGCGGCCTGGGCGTTTGCAGTCTTTGCCTTGGTGTTCGCTTGCGTGGCCTTAGTGTTTTTCTCAATATCTGCCGTCTGCCCTGCTGTGGTCTCGTCCTTTATGCCGAAGAACTTCTTCACCCATTCCCATGCCTTCTTTATCACGGCACTCGCCTTTTCAAATGCCGTGACAAGAAAGTCCCATACGGCTGATGCTGTTTCCTTCACCGCCGCCCATACATCGTCACAGATGTTGCGAAAGGTCTCACAGTTATTGTACGCCGCTATCAATGCACCCACAAGTGCCGTTATCGCTATCACGACAATGCCAATGGGGTTGGCACTGAGCACAAAGTTCAAGGCTACCTGTGCCACCTTCCAAATGTTGGAGGCAACAGCCACCACCTTTGCTGCAGCTGCTTGCGCAAGCGTGGCCACCTTCACAGCTTTCATTCCTGCCACCACAGTCTTGATGCCACCGCCGAGTTGCACCATACTCATGAGGGCGATGCCGCTATTAGCTATCCATTCCACATAAGGTGCGGAGGTGCTGGCTATTGAGCCTGCCCAATCCATCATGGCGTGCATCTGGTTAGCGAGCGTCTGACGTAGGCTCTCTCCCGTCGATGCCATATTGTCGAAGGCTGCATCTATCTCCCCTGCGGAGTCTGCCATCGCTCCAATGTTCTGCGAAAACTTTTCCTTTTGTTCGCCCGTCAGCGAACCAAGCAGTCGCATTGCTTCAGCACTGCCAAACAACTGTCCGTAAATGGTTTGGCTCAACTGTCCGGTCTTTGCCGAATGCTCCTGTATGCTTGCATCCAAACCGAGCAAAAAGTTCTCTAAACCACCAGCGGCCTGAATACTGGCTGCATTAAAACCGATGCCCATCTCATTGGCAGCTTTCGTAGCTTCCGCAGATGGCTTGATGAGCGAGTTGAGCACAGCAGCCAACTGAGTGGATACTTCCGCCGTGTTACCCGTCACACCCGTTGTAGTGGCGAACACTGCCATCAGTTCGTCCATGGAGACACCAAGCTGCGATGCACTACCACTCACACTGGGCAGTGCCTGCGCCAACTGCTCAAAACTGGTCACACCGTTCTTGGCTGTCATCTGTATCTTGTCTTGAATGTTCCCTGCCTGATCCCATTCCAGACCATAGTTCTTGATGAGCGTGGAAGTAACGGTCACCACCTCTCCCAAGTCCGCAATACCACCAACCGCACTACGGCTTGATTTGTTGAGGTACTCTATCCAGTTATCCTCGGGCACACCATTGGATATAACCTGGTATAAGCCGTTGGCAAGTTCCTCACGCGCAAGCGGTATGTTCTTGCTCAGTTCCGTTATCTGACCAGTCAGTGCTTCAAACTCATCACCGCTCTTTCCTGCCATGGTGTTGGCACTGCGCATGGCGGTCTCAAAGCTGTCAAAAGGCTCGGCAAGTCCGCTCACCATGTCGCTGAGGTCGCGGATCGAGCGGACGGCTGTCTCGAACACGAGGCTCTTGTCTGCCATCTCGCGCAGTCTGTTGCCAGTGCCCACAGCGGTTTTCCCCACCTCGGAGAGTATGTCATCAAGACCGTCGGCTTCCACTGTCAGACGTTTCAGAACACCACCGTCATCGCTCTTGATGTTTATTCTAAATTCTACTGCTTTTGCCATTGTCTTTTCTTATTTCAGTCCGTAACGTTTCTTGGCTGCCTCAAAGCGTGCATTGAACTCGTCCTTGCTCACAACCTCACGCTTTTCTTCCTGCTTTTCATCCCAAGGGAACGGCAGAACGTCATGCGCCTGGAGATTGCTTTTTGCATAGGGTTGAATGGCAAAGAGTGCCAACACCCTTGTGCGTTCCCACTCGTTGCGCTCCGCATCGCGCTTGGCTTCCGCCCATCGCTCCCATGCCTTGTAAAACTCAAATGGGGTACATCGTTCAAAATCTTCTCTGCTCATCCCGATGCACCCCAATGCCATACCCAACAGTTCCTCGACGCTTACTTCTTTTCCGCTTGGTTGGTCGTTTTTTTTTCTTCACCGCCCATATCCTCGTAGAAGGAGTTCGCTGCGTCGGGTTCCATAAGGTCAGCAAAGCTCTCGAAGTCGTAGTCAAACTCCACCTTGTCTGCATTGCACGCACTTTTCACGCAGCAGTAAACAAACAGTACCAGCTCGGAGATATTGGTTTTCTCCAGCTTGCTCACGTCCTTACCGCTCTCATTCTTGAAGCGCACCATTGCACCCATGGTCACACGGCAAGGGAACTCCTTGTCGCCAACCTTGATTTTTGTCTTTTTCATACACGATGTTGTTATTTTCCAGTCTGCTGAGTGGTATTCGTGATACCCGTACCTACTTTTTCCACCTTGCCGCTGTTCTGAAGCGTAATTGAATACTTGGCATCATCACCAGCCTGTGCATCAAGGTCAAGAGAGGTAATCAGATACATGCCTTTATATCCGCCAGTTGCCTTACCAGTGCGCTTGTCTCCTTCACGCAGATTGTACGCTGCCTCCACTGGCTCACCATTAAGCATTGCGTCCTTCAACTGGTCATACGATGGCACCTCAGCCGTGCCGTCAGTAAGCACAACACCATCGGCGGTAATCTGCTCGGAGAAACTCTTGATGTAAGACTCCTTCCACTTGCCACCAGATGCCTCTTTAGTCACACGTTCACCGGTCTCCGCTGATGTGGACACCTTACAACCGGTGGAAAAGCCGAGGGCATTGGTACCCATGGAAAGGATAAGATCAGTTCCGTCTAAAACACTTTTTGCCATAAATCTTCATTGTTAAAATTGTTATTACCGTGCAGACTATTCCGCCTGCAATAAATACACACCAGTCCACCCACCACAACCCTCGCTCTTTCGAACGTTCTTCAACCGCCGTTTGAGCACTGTCCTGAAGATGAGCGTTCTTCACGCTCAGGCGCTCGTTCTCCGCCTCATAATACGCACACAGACGTGCCAAACTGTCGCAGCCGCTCTCTATCACCAGGGTAGGAGGCTTGCCGCCCACGTTCTGCTTCACACTCGCCTTCACGTGCGCACGGCCCGAGCTCGCAGCATAGCTCGCTCCTTCAGGCAGTCGCCACAGACCGGAGTCAAGCGCTATCTCCAGCAATGCTGTGTCCGCCTTCACCGGCGCCGTCCACCACGCCTTCATCACGCTCGTCGCGGCGCTTGCGCTGTCCTTTCGCACTGCGCTTGCCGACACTTTGTTTTCCGACCTCACCGTCTGTCTCGTCGAGCTGCAGCTCGCTGCTGACAGGACAAGCAGCCCTGTGAGGACATAGCTGAATAGCCTCAATGGCACGTGACAGACGGTTGACAGCACGTCGCGTGAGGTTGTTTTCAGCCACCAGTTTCTCAGTGATCTTTGTCGTCTCTTCATATTTCTTCTGCGTTTCCACAAGCAGCGTCGATACGTCTTCGTACATCACCTTGTACGTGTCATGCACGCTCTTCGCCGTCTCGGCCTCCTTCACCTTGCGGTTCGCGACCCAAGCGATGGCGGCACCTATGCCGCCCGAGGGTATAGCCCACTGCAGGATTTGCATGATTACTGTGTCCGCCATCCTTGTTTTCTCTTTATTCGTTATTTACTCTGTTTTCACACTCTCCTTACTGCCTGATGCCGATGCTCTCTAACCATGCCTTCACGTCAAAACTCGGGCAGGCTTTAGTCACGCCTGGCAGGTCACGGTGCCCCACAATCTTGATCTGTGGGAACCTTTCATGAAAGTTCCTCACGTAGTCAGTCATAGCCTTCAGCTGTGCCGCCGTGCGCGTATCCTTGGCCGTCTTGCCGTCCTTTGCCAGACCGCCGGCATATACCACATGGCGGCTCACCGAGTTATAGCCCGCAGCACCGTTCGTCACCTCCCAGGGGTCCACCTCCGCATCCTCGTTATTCTTCACCAGGCGCTCCACAGTTCCGTCCAGATGGAACAAATCGGTGTACCCCACCTGCTTCCAGCCCCTGCCGCCCTTCTTCACTGGGTCAGTGTGCCAGTGGCGTATCTCTTTAGAACTTACCTCACGACCTTCTGGCGTGGCTGTGCAGTGCAGCACCAGATATTTCATCCTTGCCATAGCCTAGCCGATGGGGTCAGCATACTCTGCCAAACCGCGTTCCACAACGTCATGGGCACGATCCAGCTCAAATTCAAGCACCTCACCTGCCTCGTGCACCACGCTCAGGTCTTCCTTGTCGCGAAACTTTGCCACGACCTTCACACTCACTGTCTTTTTCTCTGCCATAATTTTTTTTTATTTTAGTTGTATTTATTACCTGGGCGGAGGCGGTTCCACGCACTCCGCCGTTCCCAGTTTCTATCCCTCGGGCACGTAATTGAATTTCTTGGTCTTTCTCCAGTCCATCACCACAATCTCCTCACCGAAGCCAACGTTCGTGTCGGCCTTCATCAACAGCTTGAAGAAGTACAACTCCGATGCGTTGCTCAGCTTGTCTATCTGGATCACGCTCTCGTCGTCCTGAAGGTTCACCGCAGCGAATAAGTTGCCGTCCGCATCGGGCGAGCACAGCGTCGCCATGATGAGCGAGTCAGGCCAGGCGGCCACAGTCTCGATGGCGATGCCCTTGAAGCGCTTACTGTTCACCTCGCTCTCGTTAGAGTTCTTGTGTTCGCGCTCTGTCAGTTCCTTGTCGTACTGGTCAAAGTCGTCGACGCTCATCAGAATGCGCAGGTTCGGGTTCTCGCGCATCGCCTTGGGGATGGCGTTGCGCACAGCATACAAGCGGTCTATCATCGAGGTGGGGCCCTCAGGGTTCACCACAATTACGTCGCTTGCCTTGGCTGCTTGCGTCAATATGCCGTCCATCAGCTGGTCGTCGGTGCCGCCGCTCACATACTCGCCGTTCACAAACAGGTTGCCAAGCTCAAACTGCACCTGCTTCGACAGCGCCTCCAGAAGAGCGTTCTGGGCCTCGGGAGGAAGTTCCGCAAACACCAGGTTGCCCTTAGGCTGCCACTTTCTCCATATCTGCTCAAAAGCTCGTGGGTTAAACACCGTGAACGCCATGAAGTCGTGGGGCTCCAAGGTCTGCTCGCTGTAATTGAAGTCGCCCTGGGCATCGCTCTTCTGAGGGTCTTCCTTGCGCTTCTGCAGCATCTTGCCCGCCTTTAGGCGTGGCACGCTGATTTTCTTTTCCACACCGGGAATCACCATGATGAGTCCCTTGTCCACAAGCTCGTTACCCGTGGTCGCAACGGTCAGAATGCGCTCCAGCACCTCGCCGTTGTAGTTCGTGTTCTTTACTACTATTGCCATTTGTTTTCCTTTTTATGGTTCTTCTGTCTCTCTCGTCCTTTACTGGAACTGGCGCTTCATGCGCGCTTCCCTGATTTGTTTCTGGCGCTGCTCCCATGGTCCGTCGCTCACGCCGGGCTGCACGTGCAGGTCGTTCATCACCTTGCGCTTCGGGGTCAGCGCGGAAAGCACCTTCTTGCCCTCGTCCATGTTTCCCTTCAGAATTTTCTCGAAGGTCGGGCGGCTTTCAGCGTTGATGCGGCCGTCCTGCTCAGCTGCGTCCAACAGTTCCTTGCGCTCAGCCTCTGCGTCTGCCTCGGCTTCGTCCTCAAAGCCCTTCAGCTTCGTCTTCAGCTCTTTGTTCTCGTCCTCCAACGTCTGTGCCTTGCCGGCGAGGGTCGCATAGTGCTGAGCCCTCGCCACCACTTCTTCATCACTCTTGCAGTCCTTAAACTGCGCCTGTTTCTTCAGTTCTTCTAATGTCATATCGTTCGCTTTTTGTGGCTCGTTCCTGAGCCGGTTGTTGAATGTCGTGTATATCTCCTCTGGAGTGCTGTCCTCAGCCACGGGGTCCGCATCATAAATGCCGTCTATCAGCCCCATCTGCAGGGCCTCCTGCGCCGTCAGCCAGTGGTCTGTACCGTCAAAGTATTGGGCTTTCACTTCTTCTTTGCTCATGCCCATGCGTTGGGCGTACATCTCGCCCAGACTGTCCTCCAGGCTCTCTATCTCCGCGATGCACTTCGCCATCTCTTGCTTGTTGCCGTAGCAGCCGCCGCTCACGCTGTGAAGCATCAGACGCGCATACTGGCTCATCTCCACTGGCTTGCCGCACAGCGCTATCACGCTCGCCATGCTCGCCGCCACACCGTCCACGTAAAGACGTATGTCGGCATCGCTCTGGCGGATGGCGTTGTAGATGGCTATACCGCTGAACACGTCGCCGCCGTTCGAGTTGATGCGGATGTCTATACGCTCGCTCTCCTCGGCGCAGGCTGCCAGCTCGGCGGCTATCTGCCCGCTCGCCACCTCGTAGCCGATGTCGCCATACATGTAGATGGTGCTCACGCTCGCCGCTTTCTTGATATTGAAATATTTGCTCATTGTCTCCTTCTTTGTCGGGCAGTGTGCCCATGTTGCGGTTGCAAAGTTAATGGCTTTCCAACCTCATTCCATACCCCCTATTTTATCATGAAACGTTATGCCGGCATCATAACGCCGCAACTTGTCATCATGCTTTTCACTCGCTCGGATTCACTCCTTTTCACGGTAATTTTGCACTGCATTTATTCACATTATAAACAGATTTTTCAATGGCAGATTTAACCAATACACAGAAAAAGGAGTGGGCTCGCACGCTTTATCTCCGAGAAAACCTCACACAGCAGGAGATTGCCGACCGTGTGGGAGTGTCACGCGTCACAGTCTCTAACTGGTGCCGCGGCGGCAAATGGGAGGAACAGAAGGTCGGACTCACGCTCACACGACGTGAGCAGGTACAAAGCCTCTATCGTCAGGTAGCCGAAGTCAACAACGCAATACAGCTCAAACCTGAGGGGCAACGATACCCTGATGCTAAGCAGGCCGACACTATCGTGAAGCTCACATCTGCAATACGAAACATGGAGCAAGAGGTAGGCATCGCCGACCGCATCGCTGTGCTCACTGATGTCATCGAGTGGATGCGACCATCCGACCTCGACAAGGCAAAGGAGCTAACCTCGCTTTTCGACGCTTACATCAAGGACAAACTCTAAAAGCGTATGAAACAGACTGACCGTATAGCACTGCAAAACTGGGAAAAGTTCAAGCAGAACATCGCGCGCGCAACGCCCGTCGATCGATCCATGTCACAGGCCGAAATACAGAAGCACCGGGCATGGCTTGAAGCACGACCGCTCGAATGGATAAAATTCTTTTTTCCCAACTTCGCGCAGTATGAGTTCGCTCCATTCCAGAAAAGGGCCATACGACGCATTCTCTCCAATCCCGAGTGGTTCGAGGTGCTCTCATGGAGCCGTGAGCTCGCAAAGTCCACATGCACCATGTTCTGTGTCATGTATCTCACCCTCACCGGGCAGAAACGCAACGTCATTCTCACATCCAATTCTTTCGACAATGCCGTCCGGCTTCTCGACCCTTACCGGGCAAACCTCGAAGCCAACGGACGCATCATAGCATATTACGGACAGCAGCAGTCCGTCGGAGCATGGACAGAGGCAGAGTTCATCACCAAGCAGGGCGTGGCATTCCGAGCACTCGGTGCAGGACAGTCACCACGTGGCTCCAGAAAGGATGCCGTCCGCCCGGATGTATTGATTGTCGATGACTTCGACACAGACCAGGACACGCTCAATCCCGACATCATACAGAAACGATGGGACTGGTGGGAGAAGGCGCTTTACCCAACGCGCTCTGTCTCTGAGCCTACACTGGTGATCTTCTGCGGCAACATCATCGCCAAGGACTGCTGTGTCGTCCGTGCTGGAGCAATGGCCGACCATTGGGACATCGTTAATATCCGCGACAAGGACGGACACTCCACATGGCCCGAGAAAAACTCTGAGGAGCACATCGACCGTGTACTCGCCAAGATTTCCAAGAAGTCAGCACAGGGCGAGTACTTCAACAACCCCATCTCTGAGGGCGAGATATTCTCCGAGATGGCGTTCGGAAAGGTGCCACAGCTCTCCAAGTTCAAGTTCCTCGTGGCTTACGGCGACCCCGCTCCGGGCGAAGGCAAGGGCAAAAAAGGCAAGTCGTTCAAGACGGTCTCACTCCTCGGCAAGCTCTCCGGCAAGCTGTACGTCATAAAGACGTTTTTGGCTCAAGCGCTCAATGCCGAGTTCATCGACTGGTATGTGCAGCTGCTCGCATTTGTCGGAGGTCGTGCTCCGGTCTATTGCTACATGGAGAACAACAAACTGCAGGACCCGTTCTTTCAGCAGGTATTTAAGCCGCTCGTCGCCAAGGTGCGACGCGAGCAGGGCGTACAGCTCTACATACGAGGAGACGAGGAGAAGAAAACCGACAAGGCAACACGCATCGAAGCTAACCTCGAACCGATGAACCGTGCCGGCAATCTCATACTCAACGAGGCAGAACGCGACAATCCCCACATGAAGGAACTCCTCGACCAGTTCACGCTCTTCACCCTCTCCCTACGCTATCCGGCCGACGGTCCTGATGCCGTAGAGGGCGGCAATCGCATCATCGACGAGATTCAGCACAGGGCCGAACCACCCCTCACACGCTCGCGTGCCGACATACGCACACGCAACAGACGAAGATTATAAATTCTAAACAATGTATATATGAGCCAATTCGTACAACTTTCCGACTACGATGCCTCCATTCACCGAGAGATTCTCGATGCGCTCACCAGAGCCGACGAATCGGTCATCGAGATTTGTGAGGATCGCGCCATCGCCGAAATGAGGTGCTATCTCTCCAAACGATACGACTGCGACCGTATTTTCGAGGCCACTGGGGCCGACCGACTCCAGCTCGTACTCATGATGGTCATAGACATCGCCGTATACCACATCTTCTGTATTCACAACCCGCAGAAACTCTCGCAGCTGCGCAAGGACCGTTACGACCGGGCAGTCGAGTGGATGAAGGCGGTCGCCGCAGAGGACATCTCCATCCAGGGGGCACCGCTACTGCCCGAGGAGGTGCGTGCAGCACATGCACCATTCCGCTTGAAAAGCAACCCCAAACGGGTCAATCACTGGTAACTGACAATTAAAAATTCTGATTATGACAAAACGAAAGTATAGCAAAGCCCCAAAGGGCAAAATCACCATTGGCGGAAACATTCCCCAGCAGGGACAGCAGCGCCCCAATGTCATTGTGCTCACGCAGCCAAAGCGCTTCGGCATCGACATCGCAGACTTCACTTCGGCTGTCCGGGCGGCTGAGGATGTCGATTTCTCGCGACGATACAAACTCTACGACCTTTACTCTGACATACTCATGGACACACACCTCTCCTGCGTCATTGAGAAGCGACGCAATGCAGTACTCTGTGCCGACATCGAGTTCTGGAGAGACGGCAAGCCCGACGAGGCAGTCAACGAGCAGATTAAGTCACCATGGTTCTCACGACTCGTCACCGACATTATAGATGCAAAGATGTGGGGCTTTTCCCTCTGCCAGTTCTATCGCCAGGGCGAATGGGTCGATTACGACCTCATCCCAAGAAAGCACGCCGACCCGGTGCGCCGACTCATACTGCGACACCAGACCGACATCACCGGCACATCATGGGACGAATACCCCGACCTGCTTTTCATCGGATCGCCATCTGATCTCGGACTCCTCGCCAAGGCTGTACCATGGGTCATATACAAGCGCAACACCACGGGCGACTGGTCACAGTTCTCCGAAGTATTCGGTATGCCCATTCAGGAGTACACTTACGAGACCGATGACGAGGACTCACGACAGCGAGCCATCGACGATGCATACAATGCCGGCTCGCTCGCAGTTTTCGTGCATGGCAAGGACACCACGCTAAACCTCGTTGAGGCGGGCAACAAGACGGGGTCAGCAGATGTCTACGAGAGATTCTGCGAGCGCTGCAACAACGAGATTTCAAAGCTCATACTCGGAAACACGCTCACCACTGAGTCCTCAGAAAACGGAACGCAAGCGCTCGGAACGGTACACAAGAAGGTGGAGGACCGAGTGGCGCAGGCCGACAGACGATACATCCTCAATGTGCTCAATTACGACATGACGGACATATTCCAGCGCATGGGCATCAATACCTTTGGCGGAGAGTTCTGTTTCCCCGAGCAGAAGGACATCGACCCTTCCACAAAGATGAATATACTCACGCAGCTACGATCCAACTTCCAGCTGCCTGTCTCCGACGACTATCTCTATGAGGAGTTCGGTGTCGAAAAACCTGCCGATTACGACAAACTGAAAGCCGAACAACAACAAAAAAAGGAGGCGCTTACCTCCATTGACAATCAGCAGCTCCCTGCCGATGATGATGACGAACCCGATAACAGCGACGACAAAAAGAACTCCGAACCGTCGCCAAAACAAAAAAAGTCCTTCAAAAACTGGATGCGCTCTTTTTTCGCAAAAGCCCCGCAGCAGGGCGGGGCGGATTTAGAGTGGTAGTCAACAATCTCTACCAGGCGAAGACTGACGATGTGGCTGCGTCCATGGAGTTCTCCGATGATTTCATCGCGCAGGTTCTCCACGACATCTACCGTCGGGGCAAGGCTCAGTCTCCCACCGACCTTTCGCCCGAACTGTTCCGTGCCATCCTGCGCAGATTCAATGAGGCTACAGCACAGGGCATGGCTGCAGCCGATGTGCCCGACCTGGATGACGACTTCCGTCAGGCGCTACGCCATTCCAACGAGGTATTCTCTGCCTTCAAGGTCCACCGTATGCAATCTGATATGGCAAGACTTCTCACCGATTCAAACGGCGATTTAAAACCGTTCAATCAGTGGGCAAACGATGTTCTGCCCATCGCATCGCATCAGTGTGGGGCATGGCTGCGCACCGAATACGACACGGCGGTCATTCGTGCACATCAGGCTGCCGACTGGCAGCAGTTCCTACGGGAGGCAGACGTACTGCCCAATCTCAAATGGATGCCATCCACATCGCCCAATCCGGGCGCCGACCATCAGCTCTTTTGGAACACGGTACGACCCATCAACGACCCGTTCTGGAACGAACACCGGCCGGGCGATCGATGGAACTGCAAATGCTCGCTTACATCCACCGACGAACCATGTACAGCCACGCTACTAAACGACGCGCTGAGCAATCCGCAACCAGGACTCGATTCCAATCCAGGAACTGACGGGGCTGTGTTCGCACAGTCGCATCCGTATTTCCCCAAGTCATGCAGCTCTTGCAGTTTCTATAAACCGGGCTTCAGGGACAAGCTGAGCCATTTGTTCAACAACAAGGCTAAAGACTGCTATAACTGCCCGTACATCAACAACTGTTTAGACTCGTTATGCAAATCAGATAAGCCAGATAAGGAGAATTTAAAAGCTAATAGGGTTGAATACAAACGCTTGCTTCACGACCCAGAATACAAAGATGTTGTTTTCGACAAACGTACTGGTGGACTCAAAGCCGCACATATTGGTCATATAACTCATGAGGGCGAACACGCACAAAGGTTCTTTGGCGGACTTACTTCTTCCGACCTGGAAAATGAATGTCAAAATCAACTGTTCTCAATGGGACACAAAGCTATCTTCTGTAATGAGACAAAAAAGAAAAATGGACAGCAATTAGCGGCTCTCGATATGGTTATGGATGACAAATATATGGACATACGCTCGGTTACTGGACGTGGATGGTACTCAAATATATTTGTTAAAAAGAATGATCAGTTACGCCGATACAACAGCAGAAGCGACGTCGAGGAGAAAGCGGATGCTCTTTGTCTGTATTTCCATGATCCAAACCTGTTTGATGAGACAAAAATGAAAAAATCCATCAACTATTTCAAGTTCTATCGGAATTTTGACGGGAATCTGCTTGATAAGGATTTGAAGCATATCTATTGTGTCATAAAGGGTAGAAACGAGTTGCTTCACTATGAAATATGAAAAAAGCCGGGTCTCTCAAGGAACACCCCGGCGCCGGATGCGTGCCGAAACACACATAACTTATTTCTAAGTCACCGCAAAGATAACAATAATAATTTAATAAACAAGCGTTATGAACAAATTTTTCTCTTTTTTCGCAGCGTATAACCGATACAAGCATCTCATCGGTGGCTTCATCGTCGCCACACTTGCCGGTTCTTTCTATGCTGCCGTATATGCAGCCATAGTCGCCGCATCGTGCCTCGAACTCAAAGACCATCTCTACGGCAACTCTCGGGACTGGACAGACTGGCTCTGCACCCTCCTCAGCGGTATCATTGCCGCCCTCATGTTTTACGTTTTATTCTAAAGTACATGAACGACAAGGACTTTATACGGCAACTCGAAGCACATCAGCAAGAGCTGAATCGGCTTATACATCGCCGCCTCCCCGTTCTCATCGGGCGTATGGCTAAGGACCATTTCCAAAACAACTTCCGGCTGCAGGGCTTCCTCAACAATGGGCTCACGCGGTGGCCTGAAACGCGACGACAGCAGTCGGGTGGTAAAAGTGCCGCTTCGCAATACGGACCGCTGCTTTCCGGCCGCAACCATCTTTTTGCGTCTATCAAATACTCACCAGCAGATGCCAGCGTCATCATCGCCAACGACCTCCTCTATGCGCCGCTTCACAACTGGGGAGGCTCCACGCATCCTGCCGTCACCGACAAGATGCGACGCTTCGCGTGGGCGATGTTCTACAAGGAGGCGGGCGTCAAACGGGCCAAATCGGGCAAAACAAAGAAAAAGAAAATGGCGGCTGCTGCCGAAAATCCGAGAGCAAGCCGATGGAAGGCGCTTGCACTCACCAAAAAGACAAAACTCAATATCCGCATACCGCAGCGACAGTTCATCGGCGACAGCCGTGAACTATCGGATAAGGTGCAACAGAAAATTACAACCGAAATTCATAACATCTTAAACGCGTAAATCACTATGGACGAACTTTTTTCACTTTTCATTCAGCGCATCTCTGAACGGATGCCTGAACTCACTCTCGTCGATGAGGACTACGGACAACTCGAAGCTGGACTCGAAGAGGAAACTTATCCCGTCACGTTCCCTTGTGTCCTCATCGGCAATCTCGAAGCCGATTGGGAAAATCTTACAGGGGGTGGGCAGCGGGGCACGGTATTTTTCTCCGTCCGTCTTGCGGTCGATTGCTACGACGATACGCACTACGGATCGGGCACGGAGTCAAAGGTCGCCGAGCGTTTGCTAATGGCAAACCGTGTCTATGCTGCTCTCCAGGGCTTCCGGCCGAACAATTCTATGACGGCGCTCGTGCGCACCAAGTCGCGTTTCTATTCGCTCCCAGCTGGCGTCAAGGCCTATGAGTACACGTTCTCGTTCCGTATCCACGACGAATCGGCGCGGGAGCTACAGCATCGGGAATAGCTCCAGTTGGCTCGCGTTCAGACGAGGAAACTTCACCTTCGGCAAGGGCTTCACGTTTACCATAGCACCCTCCCTGCACTTGCGTCTGATTATGCTCATGATGCGCTCTTCCGAAATAAAGAACTCGCGTTCTGAAAGAAGCTTCAGGGCATCATCAAAACGTAGGCGCTGTACCTCCGTCCAGTAATAGTAACGGCGGTACAGAGCCTCGTCCCTCAGCTTTATCAGCTCTTTATTCCTTCCTTTTTTCATAGTCTGCAAAATTAAACTTTTTCCTTAAACCGCAATCGAGTAGGAGGTAAACACTAATCATAGGTGTTTGTCTCCTACTTTCATGTTTACCGACCTCTCACACCACCGTACGTGCCGTTCGGCAT